CTGTATAACTTATCCACAGATTTTAAGTTATTCCGTCTTTTTGGGCGGTTATCCACAGGTTATGCACAGGTCTTATCCACAATCTATCCACAAAATATTTTCTTTGTTGCATCATGTTTGATTGATAACGTCTGGTCATAGCTTGTACCTATTACCTTGTCATATTGGCACATATGCGGATGTAGTCATCGCCTGTGTATTCAGTAATGCCATGCGCTGTGTAATGCAGGTACTTGCCCTTGTTTTCATCTTGGGTCTTTAGCGTGTGGCATGGCGCACATAGTGATTGGAATAGATTAACCTTAAATGAATTGGCATCACGTCTATGTGGGAACACATGGTCAACCACAGTTGCGGCAGTTATTTTATTTTCACTTTGACATCGAGCGCATAAAGGTTGTTTGCTTAGTTGCCTTGCACGAATGTTAGCCCATGCCTTTTGTGAATACAGTTTATTGTTTGCCCTGCCTTTTTCAGTAACACCACCGCCATGCTCGGCACAATAGGATGATCTACTGGTTTTAGGATTGCGACATTGATACTCTTTGCATTCAGTGTTTAGTGGTGCGGTTGGCATATCGCTATTTTGTAGTGGTTGACGCTATAACGCCAACACAACTGGACACTGCCTTTTATGAGATACGGATTAACCGTTGGGCTACCGACCGCCACTTTGGTCAGCGTTACAATGTCCATGTGTCTTGACGCTACTTAACTAATCCCCGCCATTCAAGATGTTGGAAGTGACTATCATCATCCGATCTTGCTTCATGCGCTTTATGTGGTGTGGATGATATTAGCTTCCATACATCTCCATCCCAATAGCTGTAATGAGAAAAACCAAATGATGATTTCCTCTCATACACGCCAATATGGACAGGTTTAATCCTGCCATCAAACCATGATGTAAATATCATATCTTGTCTTGTATTGTCTTTTGTTTTATTCGGTATGTGTTTCAATATCAGTGATAACAGTTTCATTGACCACCTGTGCAGGTTGACTATTCTTTAACTGCATAAGATTATTTAATTGCTCCAATGCAACATATTCAGCCGTATCTGGTTTAGCTTTCTTCAATGCGGCAGCAACTTCTTTAGCATCTAGTGTGTTTATGTATCCGGCAGCCGCTTGTGCCAATGATTGATAAGTGGTTGTTAAATGCTCAATCGCTTCATCTAATTGTTTGCTCATAATAATTCCTTATTTAAAACGTCTAAGTTTGTACATTGTCGAGTCGATTAAATCAGCAATCGCATCAACTAAATTTTGAATTTCTGAATCAGTACCGAACAATGCTCTGCCTTCGGTTAACTCCATGCTTAAATATTCCATATAAGCAAGTGGTGTCATTTGTTCGTATGATTCCGATTCAATTGGGAAATCACGCAATATGATTCCTGTTTTGCCTTGATATGCTTCAACTGTTTGATCTACCAATTCAGGAATTTCTGAATAATATTCGCCAAGTGCTTGATGTGCTGCATAGGATTCTGTTTGCCAGTGCATAATATGAGTAACAGTTGCGCTATGCAGCAAACACATTACCAAATTGGTTAGCGTTTCTTTTTCTTCAGGTTGTTCACCAATTTTGTAAGTAACCATAGTTTCACCTTTATATCCATTAGCGTAAGCAGCCGCCCTTGCAGCAATAGCATCTGCCTTTGATTTGAAATGCTTACTGCCCCACATCCAACCAGATTGAGTTTTACGCAATGGCATTTTAATCCTTAGTTTGATTCAGTATTTCTAGCCAAGCAGCTTCAGGCGAATTTACCACAGCAACTTGCCCTTTCCAATCATAATGCCAAATTCGTTGCTCTGGTGTTAAATTTTGCGCTGATAACGGTTTTGCCCCATCTTTTAATTCTAAAAGTACGTTTTTGCCCTTGTAACCACAGACTAAATCAGGAAAACCTTTACCAGTGCTACTAGTAATGCTCACAGACACGCCTTTATCACGCAAAAATCGCACAATTTGCTTCTGGTTGTCATCTATTCGGGCGATTCTCATACCATTTTATCCTTTTTTCGATCTTTTCCTGTTCCGTTTCTAAGTACATTTGACAAGCATGATCTTTCATTAATGCGTAAAACGTAGCATATCTTTCTTTTGTGCATCTACCCAAACCAACCTGTGCATGACTAGGATGCGCCTTGATTGATATATGTTGGCACTTTATGCATTGCATAATTCCAATCCATAATTATTAACTTTAGGCATTTTTTCAGTATTCACAACTTTTATCAACCTGTTTTTTTTAAATGGTGTGTAGTCAACGTAATGATGCCATCTACCAAACTTGAAAACTACCTCTGCAACATCGGGGTGCATATCTGCAAGCATTTTGCTTTTAGGATAAGTGCCTTCATCATCATAAAATTCTGCACTGTTACCACCACGCATCCTTTGAGTAGTTATTTTGCCGCATAAAAATGCATTAAATTGAATAGTGCATAAACCATCTTTTAAAACTCTTAAAGATAAATCAGTATCCTCATTGTATCTACCACGCCACCTATAACCAGAATGATTATCAATTAACAAACATGAATAAATGCGTGTGTTTAAAATGTATGGCGCAACCTTATCTGTTTTTTTGCAAAATGAATAATAATTTAAACCAGATACAGGCACATTTGCATATCGACAAACAAAATCCTCTGCCGCTTTTAATGTGCTACCTGTTCTAACTTCAAATTTCTCATTTCTATTTAAGTAATGAAATGCATCTATGTTGTCATCCATTACCCAATGACGAGCAAAGCCATTAGCTAAAGAATGGTCAATGCAGAAATTCCTTGCTGCGCCTGCACCTACACTTTTGGACAATCCAAAATCATCACATACTTCATATTCTGTTTTATATCTTTCAGGCAATATTATCAATTTGCCAAAACATCGCCCATTTTTATATAAATCAAATTCACTTTCTTCAACAACAATGTAATGCGGCACATTCATTTCATGCAATGCACGAGTAGTTAAACCGTTATCAAATCTACCTTTTGAAACAATATAAACAGGGAAACTAGGTTGCATCTTTATAAACCTTTCTTTCTAAACCCCAATGAGATTTAAAAGGATGCCAAATGCTTTTAGTTTTATTTGTTAGCTTTTGCTCAATACGTTGTTGAAAATCTAAATAATCATCCTCTGTTTCAAATCTAATAATTAATTCTTTAAACGGTTCTTTCTTTTCTTGTACAAATTCAGGCATACCAACCCATTCAGGGTATTCATCAAACAAATCATTCATTTCATCACCTTAATAATCCTTTGCAGCTAACGCATCCTTCGCCATGCTTAACTGAATGTGGGTTAGTGTCTTATCGCCATCATGATGACGTTGCATTATCTTTTTAGCCCATAGCTTATGATCTGTTTTTGATTCCTGCTTTTTAATGATCTGTGTTTCTGCTAAATACTTGTCTGCAACATCCTTTGTGGCAGGCGTAGCAGGCGCAGGTAAGGCGATTTGCGCTTTGGGTATATCTGCCCATTGACCATTGTTTATTTCATCGTTTAACGCCCTTTCCCATCGTGCCTTGATGTTGCTATACGTCTGGTTCTTTAAATCAAATGAACCAATCTTTACCGATGCCCAAAATATTGCCGGATGTGACCATTCGCCTAATTCGCCTTTTTCACGAGCAATAACACCATTCAATGCTTCATAGTAAGCAGCGACAGCATCAATTTCTGTACGGCATAACTTTATGAATTGCGGTAATGATGGGCAATATTCCTGATTGACTAATGAGTTTGCACCTTTTGCAATTTCATCACGAGATAATTTAGACAATTCCTGTGTCCATACTGCCTTTACATGATTAATGTCTGAATCGCCCCACATCAATTTAAATTTATTGCCATAGAAATTCGCCATCTTTATGAATAGGGCATCAATCCATGATGTAGGTATTTGATTATTCTGCATCGATTGTAAATTGCTCATCTTTAACGCCCTTTCCATAAATTTGCTCGTAAAATTCTCTAGTCTTACGTTCTTTTTCTGTTTCTACTGGTTTAGATTCAGTAATTTCATCTTCCCAACATTTCTGATTAAGCCATGTTGCCGGATGTTTTCTATATTGCTTATCAGGCGTATTTCTTACATAAGCATGAACGGCATGAAGTATTGTTGAAAGTAAACCATCATTAACACCAATCTGCTTCCATGCCTTTTGCGCCATTGGTTTTGATTTCTTATGATCGTATGCAGACCAAAAATCCTCAAAACCTAAAAGTCGATCATTACTTTTGGATTCAGGAATCAGTAAGAGGGAATCAGGATTCAGTAAGAGGGAATCAGCCGGAGTAGTTCCGTCTTTATCACGATTAATCGTGATATTTTGTATCTCATTGTTTTGTAAATACTTTTCATCAAAATCAGGAATGTCTGTGCCTGCTTCACGTTCGTTCTTGTGTGGGTTTTGATGCTTTTCAAAATTGATGATTTTTATGTACTGATTTCCTTGAACCGAGTACAACCGAATCAATCGTGATTTATCGAGAGCATTCACGATTTTTTCAATATCGCAATCATCATAAGGCAAGATTTGAATTTTTAACCGTTTTGGTCTGTACTCAATACAACCTTGATAATTGGCAATAGTCCACATTCCAATGAATGCCAATCTGGTTATTGGTGACAATTCCCCTAATTCTTCATTTTGAAAAAATGATGGTTTTATGTTTCTTGATCTAGCCATTGTTATCATCCTCATCAACAACAACACCGTCATTCCATAATTCTTCTATTTCATCTTCATTGTTTGTTGCCCATTCAACAATTTTTTTAAATTGATTTATTGTTAAATAAATGAAGTTTTCTTCGCTAGTAGTTTGTCTTAATACAATTTTTCCATAAACAGTAATATCAACTTCAACTGCATCAATTTCTTTAAGTTTCATTTTGCTTTTCCCAAAAAAAAACCCTAAGACTGGATTCTCATTCTTTCGAATGTTGGCAGACAAGTAGGCACTTGCAGAATCCAGACTTAGGGTTGCCTATTTACGCTGCCAAGCGCATTAATTCATTTAATTATATCAAGCAACCAAAACTATACCAAGCATAAACATGGCAAGCAAAGTACGTTCAAATCCTTGTTGCCAGTAAAAGTTTCTTTCTTCTTTACTCATTTTGCCTTGATCTATTTCTCGGTGACAATCAGAACAAACCCAAGCAATAAAGCAATCATGCGCTTTTATGCCCATGCCTTTGCCATGCTTTAATTGGTTGCTATGGGCAGCCACAGTTGTTTCATTGTTCCCATTACATATATTTGGTATTTGAACCATGCATGACTGCCCTTTTGCCGCCTTTAACAGTTTATTACTGCGAAACATTGGCACGAATAAAGCCTGCAATGGTTCTATCGTGCTGATCTTCTAACAGTGATTCCATCTTGATTGCACCATCACTACCAAATTCAATTGCCGCAGCCGTAGCAAACGTAATTTTCTTTTTGCCAGTACGCAGGCGTGATATTTCAGGCGGTGATATGCGTGATTTATCTGCCAATCGTTTTGCTGCGCCATGCTCTTTCAAATATTCATTTAAATCCATTTTCATAACCTCTCTTATTTTTAAAAAGTTTCGATTCATAAAC